CCCAGCCGATCAATATCCGATTCCTCCGAGAACTGCGCCATATAATATTTATCGGGTTCCTCGTCAAAAACGAGTTCGACTTCCTTATCACGATACAACCACGCAATGATATCACGCCGCAAATCGTGGAATGACCTATTATCTTGGGCAGTAAAAAGAACGGACACCTCAGTTAACGAGGTGCCCGATCTCCGGTTTTCCATAATTGTATGCGCCCGGTTTTTGCGGTACTGAAACCAACCGCGGTTTAACGGGCGCGTGCAGCTTTCGTTTAACGGAGGTGACGGTCAGGTTAAACTCGGACGAATGCCGCCCGTCGTACGTAAATCCGTATAGCATTACTCCGCATTACCTCCTTCCCCGTGCGCGTTGATAGCGATTTGCGCGCCGCTGAATTTCCTCCTGCACATACTCCGCGATTTGATAAGCGTCTTCCCGCGTATATCCGGTACTTTGAAGCGTTATATTGATGTCTCCGATCTGCACTCCGCCTCCGCCAGTGCTCGGATCATTGATTTTGCGCCACAACTTCGCCTGCTGCTGCATCGTCAAGACCATTTCACGACCCAGCAGAACGGCGTTTCGGTTTCCGTAACCGGGAACGATGCCTCCGGAGAACGCCGAGAGCGTCGGCCCAGTGCTCGCTGCCAGTTCTTGCATCGATGCCATTCCGCCGTTATGGTAGCGTGGCGGTTCATCGACGACTCCGCCGCGGTGCCAGAGTCCGAGCCAATTGCCGACGCGATCGATAGTTACTTTTACCGTTTTCCAAATCGTTTTCCCGAGGGAACTATTGAGGTTATCCGCTTTCTTTTTCGCGCTATCGATACTAGAAGCATCTACAGGCTTTTTCTTTTTGGAGGTGATTCCACGGTTTAAAGCATCGACTTTTTTATCCGCCGTTCTAATATCTCGGTCGTCTAGGTTTTTCAGCTTCTTTGCGGTAATGTCTCGATTTAATTTATCGACTTTACTAATCGCGCTTTCGATTTCTCTCGGATTGACCTTTTTCGTTTTGGTGTCTTCGATCTTCTTATTCGTGCGATCGACTGTTTTCTCGGCGTCTTTCAAGTCCTTATTGTTGACCTTGTTTTTCTTCTCGCGTTCTAGTTCCTTGCTTTGCTTCCGAATCTCATCGGTTACTTTCTTTTGCTGCTTTTCGATATCGGCGATCTTGGGTTTAACGGCCTCTAAATTTGCATTTTCTTCTCGCAACGCTTCGATCTGCTGATCGATTGCTTTTTTGTTCGCGCCGTGCTGCTCGCGTTTCTTTTGTAGCGCCTTAATATCTTCGTTGTTTTTAGCGACTTGTTTTTCGATTGCGCGCACGGTCGTTAGGCTGGTGTTGGAAATACCGTGCTCCAATAGTTGGATTTGTTTTAGCTGTTCTAGCTGCTTTATGAGGTTATCGTATTTTTTGCGGGCGTTTTCGGCGCTTTTCGCGGACGCCTCAGCAGCTTTCCATTCCTCGTCTCTCAGCCGGACAAGCTGATTATATACCTCACGCTCAGTCCGTGCCTTCATCTCGAGGTGCTTCGCTTCCAATTTATTTCCTTTTTCCCGCGCCGCCGCGGCCTGTTGCTCGAATTTAACCGCGTTTTGAAGACGCTCGTTTGCCTGACGCTGGTAATCGAGTGCTCTATCTTTGTGGGCGTTATATTCCTTTGCGTGTTGGGCCGCTTCCTTCTCCCACTTCGCCATATTCTGAAAGCCCTGCTGGATTTCGGTCGTCAACTTCAATTTATGAAGTTCGCGCATTTCCCTGTTGTGGGCTTTCAATTGCTGGACGTTGTTTGCGATCGCGCGCCCCTCTTTTGAGAGCATATCGGATGCGATCGGCGAGACTTTAGCAAGCTCATCGTTCAGCTTAACCAGTTCCGCCATTTCTGCTTTCGACAAGCCGGATTTTTCCCGGATCTTCTCCAATTCATCGGCGAGCCGCTTTTGCGTCTCCGGATCGGTCGCGCGCTTCAATTGGATTTGAAGATCGATATAGCGCGCCAATTCGTTATACGACATTCCCGCCTTATCGCGGAGTTCCTCGAACCGGTTGATTTGCTTATCCAGTTCTATCGTTTGCTCCGCGGTAGCTACTGCCGACTTATTCATCGCGGCGGAATATGCGTCCACTTTACCTGCGTTCGTCGCCCACAATCCAGCAAGCGTCGCGAGTCCCCCGATCAGCCATCCGTACGGCCCTAAGAAGCCCATCAGTCGGGGCGCCAAAGATACGAGACCGCCTAACAAGCCGCTAAATTTACCGGCCCCAGACGACGATTTTCCGAAACCTCCGGGTAATTTATCTAGTCCTTTAAGTAGTTCAGCGATTTTTGCGCCAAAAACAGCAACAGGCGCAGCGCCAGAAACGAACTTTGCAATCGTCCCGACCATCGCCCAGTCACCTCGCGGAGGGCGTTCACAATGTCGCGGAGATTGCGTCCCCACTCTTTAAAAGTCCCTTGATCCGCGAGCTTGTTAATCCATGCGGCCAGGTCATCCGCAACAGCGCGAAGGGCGGGGCTGAGTTCGTCGTACAGTTGGATCGACGCCGACTCGACCGCGCCGCCAAGCTCCTCGACCGATCCCGCGAGATTGTCTTTCATTTGTTTAGCGGCCTTTGCTGATGCGCCCTCTGAATTACGCAGGGCTTCCGTCAATTTATTTAATTTGGCCGGACCAGCGTCAATCACGTTCAGCATACCGGAAGCGGCTTCGGTTCCGAAAATCTGCGCGGCTGCTGCAGTCCGGGTCTCCCCATCTAATCTGCTCATCGCCTCGATGATTTCGGGCAGAATTTCGGTCATGGGCCGCATTTTGCCGTTCGCATCCGTCAAGCTGACCCCGAGTTCTTCAATCGCTTCTCGCGCTTGTTTTGGCGGATTCACAAGCCGCTGCAGCGCCATCCGCAACGTAGTACCGGCCTGCTCGCCTTTGATCCCAGCGTCCGACATCACCATAATCATGGACGACAATTCATAAATATCGATGCCCAATGTTTTGCCCAGGGCGCAGCGTATTTAAAAGCGTACCCGAAATCGTTAACCGAAGCCGCGGAGTCGTTCGCCGCTTGCGCCAAGATATCGGCCACCTTCGACGCTTCCTCCGCTTCCAATCCGAAGCCGTTCAGAGCGGCGGTTACGACCTCGGTCACGCGCGCCATATCTTCGCCGGACGCCTCAGCCGCTGCGATGATTCCGGGCATAGCGGCGATAATTTCGTTCACTTCGAAACCTGCTGCCGCCATTTCTTCCATCCCGATGGCGACTTCCGTAGCGGATTTCGAAGTTGATGCGCCTAGTTCGATCGCTGTATCCTTCAAGCGCTGCAAATCGCTTTCCGATGCACCAGCGATCGCACCGACGCGCGACATTTGCGCCTCGAAATCCATGCCGGTCTTAACAGCGTAACCCAAGCCAAGCGCAACGCCCGTACCCGCCGCAAGAAATGCCGTCTTCATTTTAGACATGGCTTTATCGATGACTGCGGAGGTTGCGGCGGTCTCCGTCATCTTGCGTTTGGCGGAGTCTAACTCCGCTTTAAATTGTGTGGCGTTTAAGACCATCCTCGCATGGATCGTCCCGGCATCCGCCATCTATACCCCTCCTTTCTTTTTGGGGTTTATCTGGGCCGTCAAGATATGCAGTTGATCCATTTTCTCGCGACTAAATTTGACTTGTTTCATTTGCTGGACTCCTGCGCGACGATAAATATCGTCTATAATGCGTTTCCGGTCGTCTGAGTTAATGTGCGGAAGCATGACAAGCGTAGCATCCGACAACTGGCGAAGCGCCTCTTGACGCCGTTTGGATTCCAAGATCGCAGGCAAATCGCGGAAATAGTACTCGTTTTCGAGTGTTTTTTGACTTACTCCAAGTTCGACGGCGACTTCTGCGAGCCAGTCGTCGAGGGTTCGGCCTTCTCCGTCTCCGTCGCTGCTTTCGGCATCAAGAGGCTTTTGACGTTTTTTACCGTCTGGGACAGATCGTTATATTCGAGCGTCCGTTTTACGAACTCGATGATTTCGTTGAT